GAGTCGTACCTATTAAGTTATTAAAATATTTATAATACTTTCGGTGAGCAATACTAACATCAAAAGTTACGTTTTCACAGTTTTTATACCAAGAACTTATTGAATCAGCTAAAAAAAATCCGCTTTGATAATCGTGGTTTGATGGATTAAACACAAAATGAACATCAGCAACTTGCATTAATTGATCAATAACATCAACATATAATCTTTTTGCAAGTAAAAAATTATCATACCACATTCCATCTGTATCTTGCACAGTTCCTGATGTTGTGGTTTTTTTTGGTGTATCAACATGCATTATGTCGTTACCAGCTATGAATAATATTTTATCAATATTAAATCCATTTGTTTTATCTAAAATACCTTGAACGCCATCTTTAACTCTTTGGACTGCAACTTGACTGTTGTACTCTTCTCCTGTTTCGAAACTTCTCGCAAGCTTCCCAATATGTACATCAGCAGGATCAATAACAAGTAAACAAGCATCAGTATAGTTTGCTCTGACAATCGGCTTATAATCGAACGTATGATTTTTAACATCTTCTATATGATCTTTTAACATTTCCTCAAAAGTTGGTCCTGTAGATGAAGGCTTAAAGTTTATACTCCAATGTTCACCTTTATACCAAGCGTGTCTTACATCGTTTGGATCAATACCAACTGTTTCACATTCCTCTGCTAAAGCAGGGTTGTCTTTTTTAATTGCATTTCTGTTCAACCATGATGATAGTGAACGCCTGAGCTTTTCCACAGGCATATCTAATTTCCATTTCTGGATCATCATCCTTGCAAGCAGAGTTTTATTAGTAAAGCCTGCGTGATAATGATCTAACGCATACTTTTTCTGCTCCTCATTCATTGTTGTCATGCAAGTGTCTTCTTAATTCTTGTAGCTTATAAATAAGCTTATTTATTTTGTTTTTTGCAACATCATGCTGTTGATCCATAACTGTTTCAAAAATCTCATCCATTAACGGATTGAGTTCTTTTGAAAAATAATTATTTATGAATCCAGCAGCTTTCATTTATATTGTTAAATCTTTTTCCATCATATGTGCTTCTAAAGTATAACCATCTGTTGGGCTTACTTGCATGATAGCACGATATATCCTACGACTTCTTTTTTTTGTTTCCGAAACTTCTTTTTTTGTTGAATCTAAACCGAGTTCCATATACATTTCGTGATCCATTTTTAATAATGCATCAACTTTTCTTTTTATATTCCAGGTCTTATAACCTAAAATTTTTCTTATTTTTTCATCTATAATATCATCCATTTTCTAAAATTTTATTTAAATCTGGTTTGAAATAATTTTTACCTTTTAAAACTTTACCATCGTCTCGACGCAAAACCTTACCATTTTCTAACTTACTCATATTAGAATCGTGTACTTCTTGAAAAAGTTTGTCAAAAACATTTTGAAGGCCATGAGCTAAAACAATACCTGATAAAATGTATTGCATGTCTATGACAGCATCAGCTATGTCTACAATGTCAGATTTTTCACATGCCTCTATATACTCAGAAAGTTCTTCTTTCATAAGTTTGGCTTTTAGTGACCAATCCTCTTCCTGAAGAACTTCTGGTGTCTTTTTGGTTATTACACCAAACGACTTATTGAATTGTTTTACCAATTCTATGGGGCTCTTAAATTCCATTTGTGATGAATTCTTTGAATCATACGGCCTTAAGTTACGAATTTTTATTTAATCTCGAAAATATAGTATCATACAGCACCCAGATTGCATTAGAGGCTTCTACCTGTGTGTTGTAAAAAATCTTGCCTTTTTTAATTTTACCCTTGTAATCTAATTCAACTACACAGCCATCTCCTTGGGGCACAATGTAAGCTCTTATGTCATTTTCAAAACAATAAGATGCTGCTTTGTACATCCTATCTGTTGGTGACCAATATTTTGCAGCTTTAGAAGGGCGTTTCTTTGATTTCATCTAATTCTTTTTCTATTAAAAGTGTTTGATTTATCTTGTTTCGTTTGTTTTTTAACCAATTTGAGTTGTCCCATTGTGGCGAATCTCCTTTAATACTATCATATCTACCATTGTTTACATTCCAAACAAAGTTACATGTTGCATCATTGGTTCCAAGATTTGCAAACTTTACTTTTAAAACCTTAATAGTTACAGAATTATTTTGCAAACCATCATCTGTTCTGTCTCTATGAACAAGTATTCCGTGTGGGCTCATGTCATAGAATTCACCACCACCTTTAACATCATAAAAGGTTGGGGGTTGTAATTTTCCATCAATTTTCTCAGGCTTTGTTGGGTGTGCTACAAGTATAACAAGAACATCGTGTTTTTTACAAAAGCTGTCAATTTTATTTAAATATTCGTTTGTGTAGTCATTTATAGACAAATTTTTGCCATCTTTAAATCTTACCTTGTTGTATGGATCTATAACTAAACATCTTATTCCCTTTCTTTTTACCAGCTCTTCGCCCTTTTTTAAAACTTTATCTAAATCATATCCATCATCATAGTTGATATGGAAAAAATTATCACTTACATATTGAACTGTGTTTTGCCAATCTTTGTTTTTTACTTGTTTTTGATCAGGTTTGTTCCCATAAAACTTACGAACAATTTTATCTACATGAAGATATGCAGGAAAGTTTTCTGTAGATGCATATGCAATTTTCCAATTGTATAGTAGATTATATCCAACACAC